GATCTTTGCGACATCCTTATCTCCTTCCTCTATTTCTTCCTTTTGTTCCAACCCAAAATGTTTGTGATAAAGGAGAATGTCTTGGGTTGATCTTTTGCGGAGCACCTTCTACTCTATCCTCTAGAACAGTCTGTATAGATGTTTCCATTCCTTGCAATCTTGTCATTGCGTTTCTAAGACCTTCTGTATCTCCGAGTGCTTCGAGTATATAAATAGCTGCTCTTTGAGCTAATAGAGAGTGCATTTCTGTTGGCATATTTAAATAAGGAGAAGTAAATTGTTGACAAACAAAATCACCCTTTTCTATAATACCATCTATATCAGAAGTATTAAATGTAATTGTTTTTTGTGTTCTATTGACACTTATTGGCTTAATGTCAAATTTCTTTATTTTATTAGGAACTTTAGCACCTACAATATCCATTATAGGAAGATTACTAAAATCATCTGGTATAGATATTAAAACTAATGTTGTAGTTCCATCTTCATTATCATCTACATAAAATACTTCTCCACATTCTGACTCATCAACAATGTCATTAGGCATCATATAAAAATATACTCTGACAAAATCAGCAGAAACTTTATTTGATACAAACTTTATCTTATTACCTTCTATATAAAATAAATCAAGATTGTAATTATATCTATCAAAGTCGTTTCTAAAATCAGATATTTCTTCTAGAGAAATTCTAGATAATTCATAAACATTACCTTCTCTAATGTATGCAACATCTCTAAGTTTATTACCTACTGCTCTTTCTGGAATATCAATTCCTGCAGAAAGATCTTCTGAAGAGTCAATAGGAATATCAATGTGGTCTACCATATGCTCTTCGTTAAGAGACATTATAGTAGCCAGAAGTCCTTGTGTAACTTCTTCATTTAAAATATCTAGTATATCCTCGTCTGTAAAAACTGATGTATCTGTAGGAATCAATGCTCTGTTCCTTACAGATCTAATAAGTTTAGAGGCAATAATAGGTCTTGCCATCTATTACTCCATTTCTTCTAATTTAGCTTTTAATTCCTCTATCTTAGCTTTGATTTCTTCTGGAGACATTTCATCAACATCATCTGCCATTTCTTCCATTTCATCTTCTAATTCTTCTTCTTCATCCTCATCAATATCTTCTTTCATATCATCAGACTCATCTTTCAGGATACCTTTTTTCTTCATAATTTCCTGAGCTTTAGAAAGACCTTTTTGTAATCCTTCTGGGCTATCAGAGGCAACTGTAACCTTTTGCATTGAGTCACCAAAACTGTCACCCATCATTTTTCTCATTTCTTTACTAAGATCTTTTAATTGACTTAGTTTAGCTTTTTTCTTATCCATTGATTTCTCCTTACATAAATCACATTTATTACATCCGCAATCCATATTTTGTCCTAATTTAATACTATTATATAGTACTATAGTTGTTAATTTTACTCATTATAGGAGTATTACCAGATTTTACTAAAATATCCCTAATTTGAGAAGGTTTTACTAAATCAGGCTTTATGCTATGTTTTTTATAAATATTTGAAATTAGGTGACGATATATTAATTCTGAACAATTCTGACCATCTTTAAATGGATTATCAGCCTTGATACCTGCTTTTCTAGCTATATCTACTAAAAATATACCAATATTTTGTAAAAAACCATAACTTTCTCCACATTCGTTTAGTAGAGCGTTTCTTATATTATTATATTTACTATCCTCTAATTCTACAATGTAAGTTTCCATTATTTCATTGATAGATTCAAATCTAGATAATGTTATAAAACTTACTCCATTTCCTACTACAGAGTGATATACAAAATTTTGACCAAGATGTGGCGTATCAAATTCAACTAATACATGAGATATTGGAATACCTTCATACCACTGTAGTAATTTAGAAAAATAATTAAATTTTTTAGTACTTCTGCTAAAATGTATTTTAATTTTTTTCATAATAGTGTATATTTTATTTAGGTCTTATATAGAACATTATAGGAGTATAAAAAAACCTTGTCAAGAACTTTTTTATTTTTCCTCTAAAAACTCTTATTATACAATAACTTAATTGCCTTTTCTCTAGGAGACATTTTACCTTCTAATCGAAGGTTATCGTTAATATCAACTCCACCTTGAAATTCACCTCTATTTAGAGCATCTGCAGCCATAGCAGCACCTGCAATCTTTTCTAGAGTATCTCTACCAATTCCAATATCTTCTGCACTAGCAATTACTCTATCTTGAGCCTTTTTCTCTAATTTAGCCCTCACAGGCTCTAGTTTGCGTTCTGCTGCTCTTTTAATAGCATTTAATGCTTCTCTTTGATCTGGGTCAGAAATATTCTTAAAATCCATTTATGAGCCTCCTAGACACTCGTAGTATCTGCTCTATACTTAGCAGTAGCAGATGTGCCTTCATTTGTACTTGTATATGTAACTTGTCCAGATGCGTTAATATCCAAAACTATTCCAATATCGTCGCCTATTCTTTCTATACTCATTTCCCAATCTGCAGACTTTTGTATACCTTCTAGGTTTACTATTTCAAACTAAGATCTTTTAATTGGCTTAGTTTAGCTTTCTTTTTGTCCATTATTTTCTCTTTAAATACTAGTATCTATACAATACTATAGTTGTTGAATATGTTTTTACTTAACTTATTTATATTGTTTTAAGAACTTTACATACATAATGCTATTATTTTAATTATTATATGTATGTAATTATTCTGCTATTATCCATAAAGTTAAGTCTTGTAAAGTTGCTTGATTAGCTCCAGTATATGCAGCAAAATAACACCTAAACCATATAAAAGAATCACTAGTTCCACTATTTAAAACATCAGATGTAGCAGAAGCATAATCATTTACGCCAGCTCCCCAATCTAATAGCCCAGGAATTCCCGATTCAATTCCATTTTCTACTTTTCTAATCATGCAATGAACGCCATCAAATGCGGCACCGTCCTGTCTTCTAATAGCATAAATTCTATAGTTTTTATTTGAGCCTAGCACAGCAAACGGATTAAACACAAAACTTGCATTTTGAACAGGAAAGAAGCCAAAATCAGCAGGATTACTGTTTACACCAACTCCAGGTGAGTAATTACTTTGTTCAAAAGTTGTTCCACTAAACTGAAGTATAACACCTGGCCCAGCTAAAACTTTATGAGGAAGTGCTGAAGGCAATATTTGAGAGTTGGCATCTAATCCAGCATATCCATTCGCAGAATTCTTATTAGAAGTATTTTCTTTAGTTACAGCAATATCGTCTACATATTTTCTATTTACAAGATGAGAATCCGCAGTAGGAACAGCAGGATTGGCACCATCGGTATGTGATATATATCTAGAAGTTATTTGTACGGATTTAACAGGGTTGCTATCAAACTGAGAAGTCAGTGTTACATCATCAGCATCTATATTGGATGAAAAAACTTCAGTATTCATACCATTACTAAGTGCTTGTGACCATTGTAAAGGCCCATTCATTGCACTTTCGCCATCTTTAGAAACGGCTATATCATCAATTTTATCCAATGCTTTTTGAGCTGTGTCATCAGTTGTGCTTAATAACCTATTAAAAGTACTAGAATCTATAGAGTCTTCTTTAGCATTTAAAGCGTTTTGTAAGTCTGTTTGATTAGATAATGTGCCAGTTATATCTCCCCAATTAACAGAGCTTAACAATAAATAGGAGACTCCATTCCACCTGTAAGCTTTTTCTGCAAAAGCGTCAATATAAATAGTATTTGTTACTGGATTTGACGGAAAGGCAGAGAAAGTAGGAAAAGTTAAAATATTGTCTTCATCAAAATAAATATTATCAATTTTACCTGCTGATAAAGGAGCAACTCCATTTGTAGCACCTTTTTCAGTTACGTCTATTTTATCATTTAAAGCGTTTTGTAAATCTGTTTGATTAGATAATGTGCCAGACACACTTCCCCATACCGCTGTATCGTCTGTTAGCTCTACATAAGCGGTACCAGACCATCTATAGGTTTTATTTGTATCTAATGCAACATATATCTTACCTGTCTCACCTGTAGCTGGAAAGCTCGCTAAATCAGCAAATTCTAAAACGTCATCTACATAACTAGGAAGATAAGTCGAATCTATTTTAGATGAAGCATTTAAAGGAGCTACTCCATTAGCTGCTCCTTTTTCAGAAGTTTCAATTTTATTATTAAGAGCTGCTTGTAACCCATTTACATCAGCTATTTCATGAGTTTGTGTCTGGTTTCTCCATACAGAGCCTACATCGTCATAAATCAATACTTGATTATTTAAAGGATTTACTATCTGAACATCGTCTAAATCAGATACATTAATAACGGCAAGATCATCAATTCGTTTTAAAGCTTTTTGAACATCAGTTTCTGAAGAAGTTAAAAATCTATTAAACTGATAAAAATTAACAGGCGTTTTTTCCGCTGTACCAGTTCTAATTAAACTAGAAGGTACATCTAGATGAAACCTGAAAGGGTTATCTAACCCACCATACTCAACAGCATAAACAGCATTTGTACCTGTTCCAAACTGCTCATACCAAATTTGAAAAAATAGATTATTGTCAGCGGTCATTTGATAACCATAAGTTAAAGACAACTCAAATGGTATAATTAGATCTTGATACTCAGTACTTGTAATTATTTCCGTATAATCAGATTGAGCGAACATTGCTCCACCAGCACTTGGACTAACATTGCCTCTATAAACTTGAATCCAAAATTTTGCATTCTTATCACCTGAAACCTTTTTTATTTTACATTGTAGAGATCCTGTAAGACCAAATATATCTCCTTCTAAAATAGGCCTTAAGGTACTTAAGTAACCGTTAGGAAAAACTACACCAGCATTTGTATCTAGTGGTAAATTAACATCAATAGGTGTTTTAGAAAAATAGGGGCTAGAAGCATCTTCTACTAATAAATTCCCCCAATAACCATCTGCTCCATCTGGAATAGTTTCTGGATTTAAACCAGCAGTAGCTGTCGTTGCAAAAAAAACTAAAGGTGAGGAAGAACAAGAATAATCAATTTTTTCTAAACATTTTTGAACATTGTTATCTTCATCTCTAAATTTTCTAGGAAGTCCTTTTTTTATAAAATTAGAAGTATCAACATCAGTTTCTTCAGCAGTTTGTGAAGGGATCGCTGACACAGGCACAGGTAGAAGCGTTCTTACAGGGTCACTACCTCCAAACTGAAACTCATACACAGGATCGTTACCAGTATCTGATAGATTAGCATAGTATTTAATAACTAATCTATCTGTTTCTGTAAAAATACCATTATTTAAAAGAGCAAACTCGAAAAATTGCTCATAGCTTGTAGATTCAACAGGGACAGTAGGAGCAGAATCGGCAATAAGAGTTTCTACACCGCCTGAATTTCTCTTATAAACTTCGTAGTAAAATTCAGCAAACTTACTTCCGCTTACTTTTCTAATATTTCCTATAGTATTTATATTTATAATACCTGGGTTTCCTATAATTAAACCTGGCTCAGATATTAGCTGTCCTACTAGCTGACCATCAGAGGATATAACACCTGTAGAAACATCAACAGCAACAGCATCATAATCAGGGTCTTCTAAACTAGTTACTAGTTTATTATATCCTACAACGTCACTAGATGCAGTAGTAGCATATAAAGATATATTAGAAGAAAGTGCTGTAACTTGCAAGTAAAGCTGATCGGCTGTAGCTTTATCTAGTATTAAAGTCCAATCAGTGTCAAGTGGCCCTGTTTTTTGATACAAAGCACTTTTTTCGTTAACTTCATCTTGAACTACAGCTAAACTTCCTATAGGTGATGCAACACCTGGGGACAACGTGGGATCTTGAGACAATTCTATTATATCAAAATCTCTAATCGTTATTACATTCTCTATTTTTAAATCATTTATAAAATAACTCATTATTCACCTACTAGTTTGGTTGACCAACTGACCTCTCCATCTAACTCTTTATCAGCATTTGTATCTATAGTAAAACCATTCACAGTTTTATTACTATAAGACCAAGCCCTGCCATCGACTCCATTTATATTTATCTTATAATTAACTGAACTATGTGGCGTAGAAAAAATCACATCATAGGTTTTTGGATTACCTGTAAAAGAGGTGCTTTCTACGACACCTGATTTTCTTTCTGCTTTTACTTCAACTATCGCATCTCTTACATTAGAAGCAGCTATACCAACTGAACTAAAAAAATTGGTCAATGCATTTCTTAAATCAAATAAACTAAATATTGTTGAGTTATTATTTACATCCTGATCTTCAAACTTAATAGTACCAGAGTCTCCAAATACTCTTTGTGAATCGTTATTCTCAAATGCCATTCCCTTAGCTGCAATATAATCTTCAGCAGGATCAGTCTCTGTTTGAACAAAGTCATCTTGAGTACCATCTACTGAATTTTCTATTTTTAAGGGTCTTACTTTATCAACCATTTTTATCCTTTTAAACAAGAAGTAGGGCTTTCGTTCTACTTTTTTTACTAATTATTAAGAGTTTTTCTTAATAAATTCAACCGTAGCTAACATGTCAGTAGCATTTTTTGCAACACCAACTTGCCATACATATTGACCAGACGTACTTGGAATAGTAGTTGTTAAATCAGTACCGTCCCAATAAATCCTTTCTCCTGCAGTAGCAGCAGTTAATGCACCAGATACTACTTCATCCCATCTAGCGTATTGTACCGTAGCAGAAGCAGAAGCACTACTTAATGCTACACCTACTGCTCTTCGAGCAACAGATATATCACTATAAATAGAGACTGTGTCATTAGCAGAAAAGTATAATAAATCTCCTGCAGAAATAGCTTCACCTGCAGTAGCTTCATCTCTATCTAAAGAGTTAAATAAAGTTACAATGTCTGACTCGTTAGTAGAAACTCTACCTGCAACTTCACTTAAAGCACCTTCAACTGTAGTAGCTGTATAATTACCACCCAAATCTTCAATACCAACTAAAGACGCACCTTCAGAAGCGGCAGTAGATGCCAAGTCACCAAACTTTAGATCTAATTTGTCTAATGCAGAGTAAATAGCATCATTATCAGCAAGAACATTGTCTTCAGTAAAAGCAAATGTACTAGAAGTTAAACCACCAATCTGTGCCTCAAGCTCATCTAGAATATCTTCTAAATGAGAACCTGCATAATAAGCAGAAGCGTCTTCAACGCCAATTAAATTAGCACCACCTGTTGGACTAGCTGAAGCATATAAATCAGATGCTTTGATAGTCTTGTTAGCATTAGTACCATCTAAATCTGCTAAAACACTAGGGTCTGCAAAGTCAATAGCAATTGCGTCATCTGGTGACTCAATTAAACCAATACCGATAATATCAGCAGGTTCAACTGCTAACTGAGCAGCGTCAATTTTAAGACCTCCACCTGTTTGTAAATCTACAGAAACTACACCTGAAACAAAAGTAATACCATCACCACCAGAAACTCCTGAAGCAACAGCGTTAAAGAAAGTAAAGTTAATAGGTTGAACATCTAAATCTCCCGGACCTAGTACTTGAGTTTGTACGAAAAACTTACCTTCATTTTCAACACCTGCTTGAACTGGAACGTAAGCACCATTAATTTCATTAATAGGTGAATCAGAATCCATGTCAGTAGACCTTACTGGAGCACCAGTAGCCTGAACGATATAAATACCGTTTTCAGCAGGAGCAGCCTGATCTTTAATTAACACTCTATCACCAGTAGCTAGTACAATTCCGTCAATAGTATCACCATCTTCAAAGTCAGTAGAAAGAGTTTGAGCTGCAGTAGTAGCAACTCTAACAGCTTGTTTTGGTGCTAGACCTTCTGCAACTGCGTCAACATATTGCTTGTTTGCAATTGAAGTTGCTGTAGCAGGATCTTGAACCCTAAGATCACCAGTAATAGTTTGAACACCGCCTCTACTCCCAAGATTTGAATCTAGAGCTAGATATTGAGTATGATCATCATCTAAAAGACCTGCAACACTTCCATGATCAATTTCAGAACTTAAAGAAGCTCCATCGATCATTGAATTATCAATAAGACCACTGGCATCTAACTTAATTGGTTTATCTGCGTCTGCGACACCTGCAGACGTACTTACGAAATCCGATGTTTCGTACATTCCGGTTGATTCTTCGTAGTCTCCGTTTGCATCTACAAAGATTGCTTTTCTAATAGCCATATTTTATTCCTCCAAAATTTCTCCGGTATCAGGATTAATACCGAAACTTCCTTCTATTTTATATTTTTCCATTATTTTTTTATTAAAATCATTTACTTCTTCTTTAGATTTTTCTATCTTTTTATCTATAGTTGTTAATTTTGAATTAATTAAGTCTATTTTTGATTTAGCTTCTAATTCTTGAACTTTTCTTTGAAGTAAGTAGGATTGTCTTCTTTCTAATTCTAGTTTTTTCATAAGCTCTAAGTTTAACATTTGTTCATGGTTTAATTCCATCTCCAAGTGCTCCGCCCTTGTTAACTTTTTTTCTTTTTGTTCTTCTTTCTTTTCTTGTTTTTTCTTAGTCATAATTAATTCCTTTTAACTCTTGTAAAATTTGGGTTAAATATTATAGTATCAGCTTCTTTAGCAGTACCTAAACATTGTAAATACCCTGTAGTTACTACAGTACTTGTTACAGATCCATCTGTCCCTAGAAAAACTTTTCTACCTTTAGTTAAACCTGAAAAACCAGATACAGTTCCTAAAAGTAAAACTTTACAAGAAGTAGCTGTTATTTTTTCTATTATAATACCCATAACAGGTCTAACTTCGGTATTATTTGTAGCACTTATTACTTTATTTGCTATTGAATTATCTTCAAAAACTAAATCTAATACTTGTGCAGTATTATCACAAACCCTAGTTTCTATCGTACTTGAGGAGTTATCTAATATACTATCAATCTCATCAATAGCACTTTGTACGTCAGTAGAAGTTAAAGAAGATACTGATGGGTCATATGATATTTCAGAAGCTTCATCTTTTTCTTGTACGCTATCGTCTACATATGTTTTAGTTTTTTGTGATGACCATAAACTGCTTAATGATATAACATTATCATCCATTTTTCTATGTTCATCAATATCATAATTTAAAGTATTGTTATGATCAATTTGAGTTTCATCTATATCTAACTGAAGAGTTTCGTTGTCACCCGGATTTGTAATTTGTTTAGTTATTTTAGTAGAACCAACTTCTAACTTTTCATCTAGGAAACCGTTTAACAAATCACTTACAGATACTCTAATTTTATCAGAATCTCCTCCTGTACCTCCTGAACTTGATATATGTAATCTCTTATATGTAAAAGCCATTTTAAACTATTCCTTAGTGTCTTCTTTTTCCTGAATATAAAATTTTATTTAAGTTAATAGATCCTGCATTAACTATAATCCCAACTCTAAACCAAACTACTCCTGACCCAGAAATATCCCATATATGAGTTCCACTTGGATCTGATACAGGTTGTCTTGAGTTAGTTATTTCAGAAAAGTTTTCTCCGTCAATAGAACCTTCTAGATAAAATATCATATCTACACCTACTCCATCAGAGTAGTTTATTTGTATAGAAAAGTCCTGTTCTCTGTTGTCTATATCAAATCTTTCTGATATATAATCAACATTTACGGTAAAACTATCTTCTATGGTTTTTTTTAAAATACCATCTAAAACATTTCCCATTATTTTTCCTTTCTCTTAGCTTTAGGTAACTTAACACTAGCAAGCATATCTACAATAAAAGCTATCATTTTATAAGTTTTAGTATCCATTAATTCTGCTAATCTTTTATTATCCTTTTCTTCAACAGTCAATTCCACGTATTTTCCCAATATCATAAAAGTTGGCTTAAATATTACCCTACATATTATCATAATAGATATCAAATGTCTAATAAAAGGATAGTTATATATTAAAAAATCTATCTGTTCCATTATATTCCAATTACTTAGGGTATTTTAATTGTTTAAATTCTTTGTATGTTAGTATTTTCCAATTATATATATTTTCGTCTTTGTAATCTTTATCTTTGTTTCTAACATATTCTCTATAATTTCTATATATTCTTCTTTCCTCTGTAGAAATATTAACATCTGGTAATTGCGAAAAATCAGTACCTTTTAATAGTTGTTTTTGTTTTTCTTTAAAATCTTTCCAGTGTTCTTCTACATCATTTATATCGTAATCAAAATACTCAACTTTATATTCTGCAGGGAATTTTAATTTATATGTAATTCCCATTGGCGTTTTTTGTTCTCCTATTACTTTAGATCCTTCTATTTTTGTAGGAGAGAACATTATTTTTTCACTACTTCCTTTATGTTTGTGATTTTCTACCCATTTTTCAGCTTCTGAATATGTGTCAAATTCTGCAGAAAACTTTCTTTTGTTTTCTAAATTAGTAATGATAACAAACATTACTTTTTCCTACCAGTTCCTGCTTTTTGTCCTTTAGGCCAAAGTTCTTGGCATGCAACTTTTTGTGCAGAATCCCATGCTTTTTTTTCATCGCAATTATGTCTTGCTCTAAAAGATTTCTTAGCATCTTTAGAGTAATTATGTTTATAACCTTTAGCACCTGCATGAACTAACTTCTCTTTACCGTCTTTACAGACTTTTTTCATGATCTTTTTACCTTCTCTTGTAGATTTTCTAACTTCTCCACAATTCATATTTTTTTTAATTTTAGACCATTTACTCATATCATACTACCTTTGTTATTCTAATTCTTGAAATATTAAAGGATATATCTTTTCCAATTTGAGAAGATTGTGGTGAAAATTGAAGTATTATAGCATTCTCACTAGGAATACCAATAGCACCTGCTACAAGTCCATTTATAAAATTAGTACCATTAGATAGACTAGAATATGGAACATCGATAATATTTCCGCCCGGACCACTTGTGACTATTACAATTTTGTCGTTAGCATCCGAGTTTATTAATGATATACTGTTTATATCTATTTCTAAATTATAAGTTACACTTTCTTCTAATGTTAGGTTATCATCCGTAAATTCTCTAGAGTATTGTACAATAGAATTAAAACCGTTGTCTCCAATCAATGAATATTCTATTTGATTAATACCATATGATAATGATCCTGCTGTCCCTTGTGCTATATTTAAAGTCTCATTTGACTGTAAAGAGTTAGGATTAGAAAAATCTCTAGTAAAATCAACTAATGGAACAATAGCACTTTCCACATTTATAGAACTAGATAATGCAGACAACACAAATCCATTAGGAGTTAATCTAAAAGCTTGAATCTTATACCCATAAAAAGCTTGATCTATTGATAAGTTATCAAAGGTAGCAAGACCGCTTACCGCATTTTTTGTAGTCGTACCAGATAAAGTCGCACTACCACCACTTGGATCTGAAGAAGCTTCTATTTGTAAAAGTACTGTAGTACTTGAATCAGTTACATTTTCTAAATTAGAGTTAAAAACTTGAGCAGTTATAGGAGGAGTTATTATCTCTCCTGCAGTTGCAGTTGTAGGATTACTAAGTATTAGACTTAATCTATATACATCAAAACTAGATGAAACTGCATTAGTTAATCCTGTTGAAGTTGCGTTTAAATTAAAACCACTAACTGTAGCACCACTTCCTTCAATATCTATGATTATATCTTCGAATATAACTAAACCATTTACAGCATTCTTAACCAAAGTTCCGTATAGAACACCCTGACCACTAGGATCATTATTTATAGATAAAGTAATTTCACTAGTATCAGCAGTTCTGTTTCCAAAAGAGTCTACAATTTCTACTTGAATAGAAGGACTAATTACTAATTCTTCGTTTAATGCCGAAGGAGGTTGTACCACGTAATTAAGTTGACTAGCAACATTAGCACTTATGTCAATAGAAGTCGCAATAGCTCCTGTCAAAGCTGTTGAATCGACTCTAAACACATAACCATCAAAAGCTTTATCAATAGATATATCGTCAAATACTACAACACCGTTTACTGCGTTCTTAACTAAAGTTCCAGACACAGATGCTGTACTGCTTGAAGGATCAGTTTCAAGACTTAGTGTAACTTCATTAGTAGCTGTTGTTACTAGGTTATTGTCGATATCTCTTAACTCAACTGTTAAAGAAGGAGATATAACATCTCCTGCTAAACTACTTGTAAACTGTTGTGTAATTACTAATTGAGTAGGTTCGGCAGGTAAAAAACTAAGATCAAAGTCTGATACAGTTAGTTCATTTCTATCGAAACTTAAGTAACCTCCATCAAAATCATCTATTCTAACACTTTTTACTTGCCATACATCTCTAGCTTTTTCTGTTATAAAAAAAGAAGCTGTAGGATTTTCTAAACTTGCATCAAATATCACGTTTGATAATTGATTACCACCAACAGATTTATAAGTTACCACAACGTAGTTCCAATTAGAAGAGTCGCTGTAGTAAGAGTCATTAGATACTTTTGACTCTAACAATAGTTGAGATTTATCTAAACTCGCTATATTATCTTGACCTTTCTGTAAATTTGTTGGTTTTATATAAAATGCCAATTATATTCCTTTTATGTATTAGATACTGCTATAAAAAATGGATAAGTATTATCAATTTCACCTTCATAATTTATAAAGAAAGTATTAGAGTTAAACTCACCATTAATAGCACCATTCCCAAAATATGTAAAAGTAAAATTTAGAGAATCAAGATTATTAACTGTAAAGTCACTGTCTAGTGTTCCATCTGAATTTAAAGCTATAAAGAAATCTCTATCATTATTTCCTCCAAGATTTTGAAAAGAACCAATAGCAATAATCCTTCCATTATCAGCAAAAATAAAATCCTTTAACACATCAGTAGAAAAAGACTCAATAGCTATTACATTATTTTGAAAGGTAGTATCTATATTTCCATCTGAAAGTATAACGCCAAAACTTCGGTTGCCGCTAAGACCTTGAGATCCACCAATCCCATATAAATTATCATTCACGATTCTCAACTTAATTGTATCTGAATCAAAACCTTGAGTGTTATTATTTGTATATAAATTTGTCTTAGCTAGATTAAGAGTACCATCATCATTTAAAACAACTAGCTGTGTTGAAAAAGAATTAACACCATCATCATAAGTAAACCCTGACACTAGAACCAAGGTATTATCACTTAATAATCCACCATTATAAATTCTATTATCTCCAAAGTTCCCACTAACATTAGTATTAAAAGAATTTCCAGTAAATGTAGTTCCATCAGGGTTAATTCTTTCTAAATATCCAAAAGATAAATCACCAATAAGAACTATACTACCATCAGGCATTTCTACCATTTTATTAATAATACCAGTATATGTACCATAGTTTGTTTCAAATGAAGATATAACATTTCCATCACTATCCATTTTTTTAAAATTTGTATTTTGAACTGAATAGTAAATATTATCATTACTATCAACAAAAACAACTGATGGAGAACCACTATCTACAAAATTAGAAGCAAATGTAGCATCAAGACTTCCATCTGGATTAAATTTTCTTATTGAATTAGAACCGAATCCATTATATCCAATAATAACAGAACCATCGCTAAGAAAAGAAATCATGTTCCCTCTAGTTGGTGTTGTAGTTGAATTAAATGTCGAACCAAAAGTTGTATTTAAAGCAGCAACGTCATATGAAACTCCACCACTACCACCACTAAAATCTACATCAAAATCACCTACTACTAGTTCATCTCTTAATAAAGATAACTTACCACTATCAAAGTCATATATAGTAACAGATTGTACTTCAAAAGTGTCTCTAGCTTTTTCTGTAGGATTAAAAGATGCTGTAGGATTTGCTACTTTACCATCAAATATTAAAGTTTGTATTTGATTCCCTACATCTGATTTGTATTTAACTACTACATATTTCCAATTAGAACCATCACTAAAGTATGCATCATTGGCAACTTTAGTAACTAATAGTAGTTGAGATTTATCTAAAGTTGCTAAATTATCTTGCCCTTTAGTTGGTGAACTTGGTTTTGTATAAAATGCCATTTATTTATCTCCTTATGATCCTATATAAGTGTAACTAGGTAATACAATACTAGGAGTTTGATTAATAGAAACTGAAGTTCCTACTACACCATTACCATTTTGTTCAAATTCTATACCTGCGTTTATTAAACTTCCTATACCTATATTTACTCCATTTGTAGATTCAGGCAAAAATCCATCTACCCAAACACCGTTTACCGCAACATAAGCATCAGGACCATCATAAGCAAGTGTTACGATATCTCCTATATTTAAAGAAGATATAAAACCATATCCAATACCTGAACCACCTACATAAACGGTTCCATCTGAATTTATACTTATAGCTACTCTTAAACCCCCATTAGGAGTCAATCTATCTAAAGATGTTAAATCAGCACCATCAAATGCAGCGTTACTAGCTACTAAACCTAAAAAGAAAGGACTTGAAACATCTTCAACAGTATATTCAATGTAGCTCGGACCTGTAACATCTTTTACGGTAGTCCATACTTCTGACTTTGCAATACCTCCGTTAGTTGTACTTAAAGTAGCTGTTCTATTATTATTTGAAAGTGTTACATTAGATTCTGTATTTATAGGATCAAATGCAATAGAAGAAGTTATTCCAAATGCGATGTCAAAATCAGCAACAACTAATTGATCTCTACTTAACTTAAGATAACCTCCATCAAAGTCATATATAGTAACAGATTGTACTTCAAAAGTGTCTCTAGCTTTATCTGATACTTTAAAAGAAGAATTAACAGTTGTGCTCGGGCCTACTACATTAAATGATACCTTTTCTAACTGAGAACCTTCAGTTGATTGGTAACTAACTACTACATATTTCCAATTACTAGAATCACTAAAATAAGAGTCAGCAGATACAATAGAATCTGCAACAAGTTGAGACTTATCTAAAGTGACTTGATTATCTTGCCCTTTAGTTGGACTTACTGGTTTTGTGTAAAATGCCATTTATTTCTCCTATATTTTAAAAACACTAAAATCACAATAATGTTCTTTATTAGTTAAATTAATTTGTTTTGTTTCTTTATTTTTTATTTCTACTATATTATCTTTTTTTAAATACTTCTTTATACTTATAGAACCCTTTTTTATTTTATAACATTTTCCGTTTATAAATAATCCCATTTTAAATTCTTCTAAGTTTTTATCAAGTGCGTTAGCTTCTATATCATACCAACCACTTTCTTTTACAATATATATTCCATTTTCTGAGTCGTAACAGTTATAAGTATCTTGATCCATGTCTTCATATATTATATTTTGATCTAAATCTAGTAACTGTCCACTATATGTTGTATATCTAGTAGATATTATTTCCTTTTCTTTAATAATTATCTTTTCTCTATTATCAAAGTTAAAAAAAATAGGTGATACTTTAAAATTATCTACTATTAAATCATAACATTTTTTATTATCTGATGCAACCTTTATTTTTATATAATAAGAAGAATTATTTATTAGAGACTGAAAGTTAGAAAAAAATAATCCCTTTTTATTAAAAATTGATTTATCATCTAACTCTATTTCTTTATCTGTATCATATCCTATACTTACTACTACATCTCCATCTATATATTTTTCTGAACAATCATAGTCAAAACTTATGTTTATTATCTTACCTAAATCTGCTCTATCTAATTCAAATGGTATCTTTATATATTTATCTTTTTGAGATCCTTTTTCTTTTTTTATTAAACCTGAACAAAAACCTCTTAATACTTTATCTTTATTATCTGTTATATTTATACTAAATTCTTTACAAAAGTCTATATAACCATAAATACCACTAGAGAAATCAGGATTTTTTATGTAATTGTCTTCATTCCTATTAGATAATTCTCTTCTATATTCTTTGTCATTTAATTTAATAACTTCAAATGTTTTATTTAAATCATCTACAAAAAATAATTCACCTGAGTTTATAGTATCGTTTTCTTTTTTTCTTGGTAGACTTAGTAAATCTGTATCTACTATTTTACCTTTTTCTATATTTACTCTTTTAAAAGTTGTGTTTTCTTTTAAAGAATTTAGTTGTTGTTTAAAATTAGTTTCTATGTTATATTTTTCTTTTTTAAAAAAGTCATCTGTTACGTATACTTTTTGTTTTTTTTTACCAAATCCCATATTATAATTGTTCTACCAACATTTTAACATTTGTTTCAATTGAAGTAGTAGTAGAAGAATATAAAATTGCCGATCCTGCACTACTTGTTATTCTAACTGAATACGTATATGTTACTCCATCTACTACAGTAGTATCTAAAAAAGTAGGTAAAGAATGGCTCATAGAAATATCACCAGTAGTATCAAATTGTCCATCTTCAAATAATTCAAACCTACATAAAACGGAACCATTTCTTAAAATATCAACTTCTGTTCTTAGTGCGTAATTTGCAGGAGGAGCTGTTGGAGTATAACGAGACTGGATCGCACAATTTGGTAAAGTTACTTTTACAGGATTAGCCCCACTAGCAGTAAAAGATGTATCAAGCTGAGTTATTGTTAAAGTTCCCCCTGTTCCTGAAGTTGATGTTCCTGCTTCAAAGTTATTTTGTCCTGAATCCGTTATCACAAAATTAGATCCAGAAGATCCTCCTAAATCGTTAGGTAAAGGTCTTAGGCACTTAATTTGTAAAGTATTTACATCTTCTACATAAAATAAAGGATTTGAAAAAGAAGTTGGATCTGTAGGTTCCGTTGTAGTAGGTTGACCTGCTACTGTATCAGATAAATAGTAATACTCTCCAACTGTAAATCCATGTCCAAAAACATTATCATATCTTCCAACATCGACTGCAACAAAATCAGTAGGTGTTACATCTATTACAACATAGTAAGCTAAAGTTGCAGCATCATCTGCAGTACCCTTAACCCAAGAAGTTCCATTATGGTAGATACCATCTCCTATAGAAAAATCATTAGCCTGTCCAAATGAAAATTTAGTCCCTGAATTAAAATCAATATTACCTTGAAGCTCTGTAAGAGCGTTTTGTACGTCTGTTGAAGATACATTTCCTGAAGGAGTTACTGATATCGCACTTGCAGCATGTGCTGCTGTATTATCATTAACGTGGTTACCTATTGTAACAAAAGTATCATCAATAGCTGTTTGTACTTCTGAAGCTGCTAATCCAGTTGCAGTATTATCATAACTAACTTCATTAGCTGCAACTCCACCGCCACCGGGGATTGCATCTATATCTGCCTTCAATTCATCTAAAGCGGCTTTTACATTAGTAGCCACTAGTCCAGATGTAGTATTATCATAATTTATATCAATCGCATCTAAGCTTCCGCCTCCGCCTAAAGCGGCTATTTCATCTTTTACACTATCAAGTGCATCTTGAACATTATTTCCTAATGAAATTCCGGGATTAATAGAATCAGAATATGTGACTTCTGTAGAAGGAACTGAAAAAGTATTACCATTTGCTTGACTTATATTTTTATTTTCTAAAACTTGAGCTTCATTTTCGTTAACAATAGTTCTAGTAGAAACGCCATCTCTATATTTCATTAATCCATCATTAGAATCATAGGACATTTGTCCTTGTTCACTTAATGGAATAGCAGTTAAATCTTCTGGTAGAAGCTCAATTCCTCTCTCTATTCTTTTTGCTGTTTTAGCCATTTTTATTATTCCTTATTCTACGTCTACTATAGCTTTTGCTCTAAACTTTATAGATACACTTTCTGTACCAAAAACGTCATCTACATTGCATATAAATTGACCAGAATTATCAATATCTAAAATAACACCTGCACGAGTACCAATGTACTCGTTTGATATTACAAAATCTGTTCCATCAAATATCCCTTCACAAGTGAATGAGTCAATTTTAGGAGTTTGTGCAGTAATATTTCTAGTTATAATACCATCTACTTCTATTTGCTGAATAGTAGACACATCAAATCTCAGTCCATTAATAGACTGTCCATTTGCTCCGTTTGATAAGGGGGTTTCTGTTAGAAGAATATCTTGAGGACCTTGGATTGTTGCAATTATTTCTGAGTTTTTTCTGAGATATAGGGTAACCTGCTCTCCCCAATTTGAGTCTCCGACCGTTGGAATATCAAAAAATTCATCCCCTAGTCTTAGTCTTATTGCCATGAAAAGTCCTTATTTTAGTATCTTATATATACTATAGTTGTTAAAATATGGTATTTTATGTAATTTCCAATACCTATAAAAAAGCCCCTGCATTGCACAGGGGCGATATTCTCTAATTAAGAGCTAATTAGATTAAGAGTGGGTATCGTTTTTGATGTATCTTAAGATTGTGATACAACTTGGTCTTGAGCTAAATAAAGCTTGGTCAGAGTAAGCTCTGATCTCGTAACCACTGTGGTTATCAAGAAGTCTGAAAAATTCACCTTCGTATCCTTTTGGATCAAAAGTAATGTCAGAAGAACCGATTCTGATAAGATCTTTCTCACAGAAAGCGTAAGCATATCCTTCTTTAACGTAAGTAGAAGGAATGATTTTGATAGATCCTGCTTGACCTTCAAATTCGATTGCTCTAGCACCTTCTTTAACTTTAGCAGAGCTATAAGAAGAGTCATATCTTCTCTTAGCAGTTTGCTCAGTTAAAAGGTCATTCCAAGAGTTTACGTTAACCATAACAGTCATTTGCTCTTCTCCAAGACCTTTTTCAACAGCTCTAGCAACAGCTTCTTCAACTTTAGCAAAAGATAATTTAGCAGCAGCTACATCAGTACCTACGTTTACAATGTTACCTTGGAAAAGAGGCTCGTTAGAGTTATTAATTTCAAATAAAGATCCTCTTTTTTCTGCAATAGAGTGAAGACCTAACATATCTTTGTGTACAGCACCTGCTTCACAAGCACCAGAAAAAAAGATAACGTCAGTAGCTTGAGCGTTAATACCAGTACCAGAAGCATCTTCTAGAACACTAACAGTTTTAGCTTGGATATCGTATCCAGAAATAGTTAGCTCTCCTCTTTTAGTAGAAAGATCTGAACTAAAGATTTCAATTTTATGCTTAGTAGTACCAACCCAGATACCTGCTGCCCATTCTTGATCTTCAACTTTAAGAACAGAAGGACCAGTTCCAGAAACAGACTCAACAACACCAATACCTTTTTGTCCATAAAGCATTGATACTTCTAATCTGTGGTACATAGATTTCATCATGTTACCAGTAAGTAATTTAATACCTCTTTCAAAAGCTCCATTAGAGTTTTGAGATCTAGAAGCAACAGCAGTAGAGATCGCAGATCTTAATACCATCTCAACAGACTTAACTCTAGCGTTCTTAAGAGTGAATGAACTTGGAGTTCTTAAAGCAAAAGCTTCACCGTCAGAACCACCGTAAGTAATCCCACCTTCTAAACCAAGAACTACTGGCTCGTTATAAGCAGCACCAAGCTCTTTGTCTCCCGGTGCGAAAGGAACCATATCTGCCATCTTAGTGTTAGCAGGTACTAAATCTTTTAATTGATCGTAAATTTCTTTAAATAATCCGTTAAGTGCGGATGCCCCATTCTGGCTGTGTGCCGAATCAGGAAGTGTTGAACCAATGTCAGCCATTTTTTTCTCCTATAATTTGAAAAGTTAGTTAAATTGTTAAATTTTTCCATCTTTTTACTTGACTGTTTTGTTCTAATTTGATATTCTAAAATCCAATTAAGGGTATTTAGAGGTCGCCTCAAAACTATCGCAGATAAGATCTAAGATAGTAGTAAGTGTAGGATATGCACCCTACACCACTATAGTTGTTAAAATTACGTTATTTTTTATTTTTATCTATTTCTTACGCTTAAAAAGTCTTCTATTCTTCCTCTTTTTTTAGGCTCATCTTTTTTAGCCTGTTTTACTGGAGCAGAAGCTTTTTGTAATGCTTTCGCAGACTTAGGAGCCTTTTTAACTTTCTTAATAGCTTTTCTTTTAATTTTTTCAATACCTTTTTTTCCAAGATATTGCTCAATTAACTCTTCTGGTAATACTTCCATAAGTTCAGAAATTTCTTTTTTAATCTCACTTTCTACAGTAGGAAGTACGTCTGCTACAGATATTTCATCAACGTCAAAACCACCTCCACCTTCTTCTTGTGGAGTAATAGCCCAAGCAAGTGTATCAGCAATTTGTCTAATAACTCTAGGACTAGCAACTAAAGTAGGGTGTGCATCTAATGCATCTGAAATCTCATTGTCAAGTTGCATAGCAGCTTCTTCTTGCATACGCTCATATTCTAATTGTTGTTCTCTCTCTTCTTTGGCTTTTAATTGTTGTCTAAGTTGTTGTAGCTCTTTTTGTTGTCTCTCTCTTTCGAGTTCAGCAGGATCTTTTTTCATCTCTTCAAGTCTTTGAGCCATTCTAAGTTCAGCTAATTCATCAGCATCCATTCCTAGTTCTTCAAAGAATTTCCAAGGATCGTTTTTCCATTCGCTAAATCTTTCTCCGATTGCTCTTTCTAGTTCTGCTTTTTGTTGCATAGCTTGTTGACCTGCATAAGCTTTTTGAAGTTCTCTCTTAAGAGCCTCTTCATCATTTAAATCAATTCTTTTTTTAAGAGTTTTACCATTTACTTTTAATTCAAACTCTTTTACCATTGACTTTAATTCTTCTTCAGAAGCACCATTAGCAATAGCTTCTTCTAATTCTTCTTCTAACTCTTCTACAGTTTCAGCTTGAACATCACCTTCCGATGCTTCATACTCTTCACCAGAATCTTCTGATTCAATTTCTGCATTGTCAATAAATTCTTCTTGTACATCGTTGTTTTCTACGATTTCTTCCGACATAGTAACTCCTTAGTTATATATGTAGTTATACCGCCATTATTGGGTAGGTATTATATTCGTACTATTATGTAGTGATTACCATTCTCCTCTGGCTTTTTTAGCTTCTCTACTTCTTTTTTTTCTCATTCTTTCTTCATATTCTTTTTTTGCAGCTTCTCTACCTTTTTCAGTACCTTGTTGCATTTTCATTATTTCTTCGTCTTCGCTTGTTTTGTTAAAACCAGACATTATTTTTGCCCATTTTTTGTTGTACTCTTTCCCCATCATTCCCCCTTATTTAGTTTCTTTTTAATTCTAGAAAATTTTTTTTTACCAAACTGTCTATTTTCTTTATTAGCTTTATTTTTATCTCTTATAGCAGATTTTTTATCTAAATCACTCATCTCTCCCCAAGTTTTAGGAGTCTTTGAGTTTACTCTTTTAGAAGGTCTGCATTTTCCGGGATTATTCTTATCCTTATTAGACCCACATTCAGATCCATCAGGTAAAGTCCATTTTTCTTTATGCCAACGCTTTAAGCTCATGAGTATTTCCCACCTCTCGCCTTGTAAGTTTTTACAATCCAACTTGATGCGTAGGCACTTGGGTATCTATCAAATTTTCTCTTAGCTTCAGCTTTGACTCTTTTATATAATTCTTGATTTGTAGGTACAGATCCGTCTGCAGTTTTTCCAACTTTCTTCTTGATTTTGGAAAACTTTTTAGACACTATAACTCTCCTTCATTTCATGAATTTTCTGTGAGTAACCTTTTGTACATCTACCAAATGTACGGTCACGTTCTTCATCTTCAAAAACAACTCCCATACCTTCAAGTCTAGATTTTACAGATCTTTTAAGTACATTTAAGTTGTTAATATTTTCTCCACCTCTATGTACATTTTCTGAGTTAATATTTTTGATCTTATAAGTAACATTTTCTAGATCTAAATAAACTAAATATTGAGCACCAGTTCTTTGTGAAGTAAGTACTTTGTTTGATACTACAATATTTTCATCTTTAGTTTTTTTGTAACGTATTCTTTTCATTAAAAATTCCCTTGTCCTGTATTCATTGCCATAAGCTCTTCTGGAGTTTGAGGTTGAGCTTGTCCATCAACTGCAGGTGCTTGTGCAGGTTGTGGCATATTAGGAGCAGCCTGAGCCATAGGACTACCTTGCATTGGACCAGAAGCACCTTGAGCACTCGGCATTCCACCTTGTTGCTGTGGATTAACCGGACTTCCACCCGGAGGAGCTAATGGCTGTTCTCCTATAATTGATAATATATTAGGATCAGTAGTTTGTAATAAAGTAATATGTTCTTGTATATGTGATAAAGTTCTAGCTACTAAATCTGCATCTTGTCTGAGAACCGGATCAGCTAGAACAGCTCTATGTTCTCTAATGTGCATTGCGTGGTGATCTGTTGCAATAGCGATTATCTCCCCACCTCTTAGAAGCGTTTCGTTTTCAGAAGTAATAATATCTAGTTCGTCTGTCATACCTTGTGTAACTGATTTTAGATTACCAGTGTTTAGAACTTCCAAGTACCTTTCTGGAGTTGTAAGTAATCCCATCTGAAGTAGGTTTTCTGCAATCTGTGCTCTACCTGCAGGTGTTTGGGCTAATGCATTACCAACATCTACGACTACTCTATTAATAGCTTCAAGGTCTTCTGATTTAAACTCTACCATTTTAGTAGTGTTTGATATTCCTGCTATAGAAGCCATTCTTGGAGCATCCGCAAAGTCTTTTAAGATGTTAATAAGACCTGTACCAACGTCCTCTAATAATTGTATATATGATTGTTGTAATCCTGACATAAACTGTAGTGCTTGAGATTGTACTAGTGCTAATGCTGTTCCAGATCTAAGACTTGATTCAGGATTACCTCTTGCAACTGAGTTAATACCAGAAATTGTTTCCATTACTTTTTCTAACATGCTAAGAAAGTTGTATGTCTCTTGAGCAGTAGCAGTAAGTTGTAGTGGCTCTGGTTTACCCATGTTTGCATTATATTCTAGAAAGTTAAGTCCACCTTCTAGTGAGTTTACTTTTAAATTATTACCTTGTGGGTTTAGAATATTTTGAACACCAAAGGCATTGTTGTTTGTCATAATAGTAGAGTATAAACTATTTAGTGCATCTTGAAGTGGTAAAATATCCCACATAGATGTATATCCAAATGGAGTACCTAAAATGTTTCTAGGTGCAATTCTATATACAGGAAGATCTCTATAAGGCATGTCTGTGTCTTCTAAAATTACATCAGAAGAAAGATACATCATATATCTACCTTTACCTAAAGTAGCTTCTGTTCTTTTGTGATATAATTCATATACTGGAATATCTTCTGTTTTATCATAAGATGTAAGAGATATTCTATTATTAGAATAAGCTTCGTCTTTTGTAGCAATAGCCATAATCTCATCTGCATATTGAGGATATTTTTCTTTTAGATTATACCTATTTACAAATGTCCTAATAACAACCCATTCTTGAAGTTGTGGACTCTCTTTAGTTGGATCAAATGCAACATCAAAAGGAGATAGGGTATAAAAGTCAACATCCCCATCATATATAGGAGTAGGTTTTAGTATATTACCTTCTTCATCTAATGGATTACCTTCATCGTCAAAATCAGCAATTTCTTCTGGATCAATATCAATTGACTCATCTGCTTCGCCTTTAGTAGCATTCCATTCCATCTTAACAAAGCCAGATCCAAGGACAATTGCATACTCAACTGCATCTTTAATATTTCTTTCTAGTCTTTTTTCACGCATATAGTATTCTAAAAGACCATTACCTAATTCAGCTTGAATCTTAGATTTTCTATCTGTATTTATTGCTCTACACTGAAAACTTGGACGAGATCCAGTTACCATATTAAGCATATGCGTACATAAATTTCCGTAATGGTTTACAGCTAAGTTTACAATCTCACCTTGTTCACCACCAAAAGATATCTCATGACTACTTGAATAAAAGTTACCATGATATGCTGCCCACGACTTCTTAATCTTACTTAAGTAGTTGTTTACAGTAATATGCTTAAACCATTCTTTTGTTCTTTGTTCTAGATAAGATGCCGCTTTTTCAGCCTCATCTGCAGCAAAATATATGCTGTGTTCCATCATATCTCCTTAAGTCTCATTATAGTACTATAGTTGTTAAAAAGTGTATTTTATTTCTTTATATTCATTATTGTATTTACTAGCTCTTGTAATTTCGAGTCTTTACGTTTTGTAGGACCTTTAAATACATTTGGTCCTTTCATTTCGTTAAAGTCCTCTGGGAATGGATTTCTAGCCTCATTAACATTTCTAACAAGGTATATAAGAGCATCTAGGGCATCACAGTGACCTCCTCTAATTTCTCCTGTTAGTGAATCTTTAAGGTGTAGGAATCCTTTTCTGTTTTTATCCCATTGTGCATTTTCAATGTGATATCTTAAATGAGTACATCTTTCATGTATTTTTAGCTTACCTTGTTGTACCCATAATCTAACTTGATTTATCTGTGCTTCTTTATTATCTTTTTTAGTTGCAGCAAAGTACATATTATGTAACCTAGCTAAATCATTGATTAATTTTAGATCATTATCCATTACCCTAAGATATGGAGCAACTGGCATGTTTAATTCAACATTAAATAATCTAAGTTCCTCTTTTTCTCTAATTCTCTTTGCAAGCTCATCTGTAGTCATCTCAGGACCATTCATAACAAGCTCATCGGTTATTACTAACTGAGCGTTCATAAAATCATAATACCCAAATAAAACAACAGTTAAATCTCTAAATCCAACATCACAAGATACATAGCCATCAAAATGATGTGGAGTTTCAATTTCATCTATTACTATCTTATCTTTCATTAAAGAAAACTCAGGAATTACAGTATTTTCTGTAGTTCTAGGAATTTCACATAAATACTCGCATCTAAACTTAGGATTATCGATTCCACCGGGATATCTATCTATAATCTTTTGTATTTTAGCTTCTGTAAGCATCGGAGAGTCGTATATTGTATATTTAGTAAGCTTACCTTCTGCTTCTGCAGGGAATACATACTCTTCATGAAATTCATGTTGTGGATCTTTAAAATTAGGAGTAGATGTAAGAATTAACTTACCATCTGTTGTATCTGTTGTGGGAAGTAAGATAGACTTTATAACATAATCAAGATCGTCCATAAATCCTGCCTCATCACAGATAAGTAGGTTTGCATAACCACCACGAAGATTCTCAGCGTTACCATTATCGGTTCCTGCTACTTGAATCTCAGATCCATTAGGAAAAGCATATACTTTATCTTGAGATTTCCATTCAGGCTTTAAGTGATCAGGACAGTCCTTTAGAATTAGCCTCATTATAGGCTTAATGATCGTACTAACCATTTTTTGCTTAGGACATGCGTATTTTACAATAGCATCAGGCGTTTTTAAGCAAACTTCTACAGCTCTGAGGCAGTTTACAAAAGATTTACCAAAACGTCTGGAAACTAGAATAGTTATAACGTCATCTATGGCATTTACAATATTATCGTAAATATCTTTTTGTTTACCCTTAAGTTTCCAAGAAAGTTCACCCATTTCCCATAATTTCTTAATGGCAGCTTTTTTTTCAGCTTCTTTTTTAGATGTAGCTTTTCTTTTGGAACTTTTTGGAGCTTGTCCATATTCCTTAGTCATCACTTCCTGCTATCTTAAACAGATCTTTTACATTTGAAGGTACTTTAGTTGTTTTTTCCTTCGCAGGAGCTTTACCTCTAATTTGCATGAGTAATTTAACAAGAATCTCTAATTGTTGAGTATCATTCTTTTCAAAAGTACCATTTTCGTACAACTTTTTAAGGTGCATGATACCATTAATGCATATTTCCTCTTCATCTGAGACAAAATTTATTTCATCTATCTCATCTTCAAGATCATTGTCTTTAATTACTTGTTTTAGGTTTAAATTCTCTTTTTCAAGCTTTTTTATCTTCTTTTTAAGGGAATTTACCTCAAATTCAATGTCATTATATAAATCTTTATCACTCATAGTTTATTTACCATATAACTTCATCGGATCTTTGTTTATTTTGCTTAGAAATCCCATAAATACCTAAAGTTGTTTGTAAATCTTTAATTTCTTTGTCTTTTTTTGCAAATTCTTTTTTAAAAGCCTCTAAATAGTCAGGTTGTTCCTTAGAATCTAGGTAATACTTGAACCCACATAACGCAACTAGGGCAATTATGATGATTGAATCTGCAATTTGAGGTTGTTTGTAGTGTGAAAGTGCTAAAAATGATACTAATAGCACAAAAGGTAATGCTTTTTTTGCTTTTTCCATGTCTTCTCCTGTAAAAAATCAAGTCTGGTCTATTTATTTAGATACAGATCTCTTCTTTTTTCTTCCTATGGCGTTTCTTATCTTTGAAAACTTACGTTTTTCTTTATATGTTGGTTTTTTAAGCTTATCCGCATAAATTTCTTTAAACATTGGATCAGCTTTTCCAAAAGTTAATGCTCCGTATGGTTTATTTTTATCGTTTTCCATATTTTTTCATCAACATTTCTGCTCTTTTCATTCTATCTTCTTCTAGTTTTTTTATTAACATTTCACCTTTAGTCTCTGCCCTCATAGCTTCCATTGCAGCCTTTCTTTCTTCTGGAGATGCGTCAGGATTCTCTATAATACTACTAGGATCGCCTAATTCTTCTGGCAAAAGAATCTCTCCTGCTAACCCTAAAGCTAATCCTCCTCCAATTTTACCTGCTTTACCAAGTACTTTTGCTAATTTAGGCATAGATTTTAATAATCCTTGTTTTTGTATAGTTTTTTCAGGTAAAGCCTCCCTTGATGCTCTGCCAAGTTCATCCATTTCCATTTGAGAAAGTATTTTTTTCATAGATTCAGGCTGTTTTAATTTAGACATAGCTTTTTCTTCTGACATAGATTCTAATGAACTAGGACCTTTATCGAATTTTGCTTTAATATCATTAAGTAAATCTAACCTATTTACTGTTTTTGTAGGCTCATCTGGTATAGATTTTAAGTCCATTCCCGGATTTTTAAGTTTTTCAATGTCGTAATTAGGAATATCAGATTCTTTAAATCTCTTTACAGCATAGCTTTTACTATCATCGAAATCATCTACATACTCACTTGCTGCTTTTTGCATCCCTTCTAATATGTCATCATTAGACTTTAATATTTCAGAATCCTTTGTAACTCCTTTAAACCTCTTCATTATGTTCTCTAATTCAGGATCTTCTACATAGTTAGCAGCCGCTTTAGCTGCTTCTCTAGCCTTTCTGGCTTTTTTTTGATCTTCGTCAAGTTCTCCATATCTACGAGATAGGTCGGGGATTATATCAGTTTCTTTTAATTTCATTAAATCGTCCTCTTTAGCCATTTTTTATCTATTTAGTAATATATCCCTATAGTTGTTAAAATTTAAGTATTTGACACTATTTATATAATCTGGTAATATTTAGATGGAGGTATTTATGCTAATAGGACATATAAATACAGATTACATTATGTTTGTCATAAAAAATGATGAAAAACAAATTAAAGAAATGGTAGATGATATGGCTGCTTCCATTAGGCTAGAATATGACTTAAGGAATATGAACATAATGGATGAGGAGGACTTTTGGGACTTTTAATCGGATACCTTTTAGGATTCGCTATAACATGTACCTATAGGTTTAATAAAATGGAAGGTATTAATAGTATCAAGATCGTACTATCTAGTTTATTCTACCCTTTGGAGTTTTTTGTGGGACTAGTAAATTTACTACTAATCCCATGCGGAGTCTACCTTGAGTTTCAAATTGGAGTTTTATTAAGCGATAAAGAAAAAGAAGCTATGACAGATAAGGCATTATCAGACTTGCGTGACAGATTTAATGATTTAGAAGATTCTGAGGATAAAGATGAGTAAAAGTGACAGATGGCTTACAGAATTAATGTCTATTGCCAGTATTCAAGGACTTACTAGGTCTGATGGTGTAGAAGCTAGAGAAAAAGCTTTGAAACAATGGATAAAGGATTGGATAGGAGAGTATTCATTTAATCAACATATTATAAAGAAAGAAATTAAGGCAGATGAAATGGACTTTATAAAGTACCATTGTGCTACTAAGATAGCAGAAATACTCATGGAAGAGTCGGTACATATGAACTTGAAACCTAATAATGTGAGTATAAAGCTCTTTGCATTAAAAAAGAATTAATAGAGAACCCCTTTCGTTTTTCGTTTCACGAAAATACGAGAGTCCGAAAAAGGTGTAATATGTGAAAAAGACATACAAAGACTTTAAACTAGAGGTAGAGCAACTAGAACCTATAGATCCATTTCCTCCTATGTACTATGTATGTTCTCATGGTGCAAGTGTTCAATATCCTGTTTTAGTAAATAAAGATAAGGCAGATTGGTTGAAATCAGAAGGAGTTAAAGTATACACAAGGGACGAATATTTAAAATTAAGGAAAAGATTATGAAAGAACAAGACCTTCATCTATATATGAACAAGATAATGGAATGTACCACAGTAAAAACAACATTTTACACAAACATCGGACAATTTCAGTTCACTGGATCACCAAAAGACAGTATGATCAAACTATCAGAATATATGATGTTATATGGAGATGTCATGTTTAATATCGAACACATAGAGGTAAAAAAGTGAAATCAGTAATTATTTTACTGACAATAATAACTAATTTACTCGCATTTGAGCCATGTGATGAAGATTTTACTTTACTTACACTAAAAGGTCGTATAGAATTAGGTATAGCTTGTTCTACAATATATGGACGCTATGTAATATATCACCAAGAAGATAGACAGGAGATTTGGAAAAAATGGAAGATTTCAAACCAGAAACAGAAAAATGTCCAGTATGCGACACAAAATGGACTAAGACAAGCTTCGGAGCAAAGGTATGGTATGACTGTAAACCTTGTGGAAAGACCGCAGAGGACATTGTGGTGGTCAAATCTTCTACAAAGTCTGGAGGAACTAGAGAGTACAAACTAGATAGTCTAGATGAATGGGAAGCATTTATCGATATGATGAATATAGATGATGACTATGATGGTACTCCTTTTCTAAAGTCAAAAAGTGCTGCAGTAAGGGTTGAAATAGCTAATTATTTACTTAGTAAAGATGCAATAAAAACACCAGAGCAATATATTAAGTTTTTGAATTTATTAGAAAAGGATCATAGATGAAAACACAAGTAAAATTTACAGAAACAGACATTCATACTAACGTAGACACTGTAATATATGGTACTATAGAAGCTTTTAGTGGTGACTATATATTTGTAATAGGTGCAGATAATAAATTCTATAAAGTATTTTATAGTGAATTAACTTATGTAGGGAGGGTGTAATATGAATGTAGGAGATATAGTAAGGTTTAGTGATACTAATGACGTAAACATCCCTTATAAGGCAATTGGTGAGGTAAAAAAAGTAGACGATTGGGAAGTAGAAGTAGAATTTAATGGAATCTACCACAATAATTCATCTAAACAAAGTAACGTGTGGACATGTTGTATTGACAATCTATCAATTGTCCATAAAGCTTCAGAATCCTCTGAGAATCATTCGGACAATCCAACCCTAAAGATACCATTAGTTAATGGCATTGAAAGCTTTACAGGGCAATTTGAAGACTCTGAGGGCAATGTTTATAGTGTATCTGTGGAGAAACTTCCACT